ATTTATTTATTGCATATTCACCAGTTATTTTTTTAGGAATATACATATTATTAAAATATAATTTTTCTATTTTAGTAGCTTCTAATTGTGCTTCTTTTTTATCTTTAATAAATTTACGCCCGCCACCAATTTTTCTGGCGTCAACCATCCATTTATTTTTTTTCGCATTATAAGATACATTAATTTTCATTATTTTGACCCTTCTGTTATTGATTATAAAAATCATTTATACTATTAATATAATGACTTTTAATGTCAATTACAAGGGGTCGAATCAAAAAAACCGATTGACCTTTTGGCCACCTAGTTTTTCATTGGCCACATTTTGGCCACCTAGAAAATTTTGCATAATTATTAACTACAAAAAACCTAGGTATATCAAGGGATTAAATGGCTCCGCGGGTAAGATTCGAACTTACGACCGATCGGTTAACAGCCGATTAATACCTTGCTCTGTAACCCTTGCAAATCCTCAAAAGTCAGAATATGCCTTGCTTACAGAGTAACATGTGTTCCCAATTATGTCCACACATTGCCGTATTTGTTGGCCACATTTTGGCCAGTAAAAAACCGATTGCCCATAAAAATTGGCCACTAAACTATTAAAGCAGTTGTCCAGTTCGCATAATCTTTTCTAATCTTAATGCTCTGGTTTTTACTTGTTTAGCCCATCGGCTATCCATCATTTCGTCTGCCGCAATACTCCATGATTTCGTATTTAATGCTGCTTGAAATTTCTTAAACTTATTGAAACGTGTTAGCCCAAGATTAAATAACATATTAGCAACACATATCTTTCTAGGTTCGTTTAAATGATTCCACCATTCAAATGCTTCTGCTTCTTTTAATACGCGTTGTATGTCATTCATTAACAAGTACCGGGCTTCGTCATTAGACAGCCCAAAGTTTTGCAACTCTCTGCCAATGCCTACAGTTGGATAACCTTCTACAGTAGAACCCTTCTTAATAGGCTCACCATTATGGTCATCATAAACCTTTAGGCGCAGACCTTCGTCTGCTGTCAGCATGTCAGCTAATTCTTCACGCATTAGGATGGCCTAGTTTCTTGTGCAGTTGTTTTACCAACTTATGTTTCTTTAACCTACGGTCTAGTTCAATGCCTATCTCTCTGCCTTTAGCTTCGAGTTCAAGTTTAGACATTTCGTTTAACTCATTTATTGTAAGTGTTTTAGTAAACCAACCATTCAACCATTCAAACATTGTTTCTCCTATTATTTTTTTTCTAACTTTTTATGTAACATTGCTTTTAATATTTGATTACTGCTTTGGTCTAGCTTGTTACTTTCTTTTATGTCCGTTTGCATAGTTCGTAATATCTTACGGTTCTCAGCTAGTTCATTGTGTACGCTATCCTGTATCTGGCGTATCTCTGCTAGGATATTATTAATTAAACTTTTAACAAGAAAGATAAAGATGTACCCAACAACCGCAGCCATGAATACGCCCATGCCTGCTTCGGCAATTTGACTTAAGTCCACGGTTCTTTAGATCCACCAAAGTAAGGGCGAGCGTGTCCTTCTAAAACCATTCTTTCGCATATATCTTCGCCATCAACTATAGGCACAGCGAGGATTCTCCCGAACTTGCCCTTGCCCTTGCCATCCTTAGATGTTTTTATAATAAACCTTTTGGGAAGCAACTCTTTAAGACGTTCCTTACTCGCAAGGCCCAACGCTTTCTCCTCAAGGTTCCGAGTGCGACTTTCTGGCGTGTTAATTCCCAACAGGCGCACCCTTTCTTTTCGCAACCACACTTTAAAGCCAAGATCAACGCTAACATCTATAGTATCTCCATCAACAACTCTAATGAGTTCACATTTATATTCATAAGTCATTCGCATAGCCGATCATAAATTTCATTGTGTACTAACAAGTCATCAACCAAATCATCAGAGATAACTTCTATATCTGATTCAGTAGGATTAATAGGCGATGCTATTAAACAGTAACCCTTACTTCCGCTTGACATACTTAGACAACCGCTTACGTTTATTAGCAACGCTAGTAGCATTAATCTTTTTAGTAACTTCGTTTTTAAGATGTAAGTCATCTAATTGATCCTTCATAACGTCTGCTTGTACTGCTTTACGCATAAGCATAAAGCCAAACAACTTACTTGCTAGTTTGGCTATGCCACCTAATGCTGATAACCAGCCCATTACTGGTCGTCTTTATTACGATTTTTACCTATGTTGCCTGATAAAAGATTAAGTATTTTTAATACAAAATTAATAATTTTATCATCGCTTTGTGTAGGTGTTAATGCTGTTATTGCTGTGCAAGCTGTAACTATACCAGTTACGGCTGCTATCCAAGCAGGCCCAGAATTAAAAAATCCAACAATCATATCCATATTCTTTCTCCCATTATTAAATTACAAGTCCATAAACAATAGCAAACAGACCAGCAATAATACTTCCGCTTGTACCTATTACGATCCATTCCAATCTTCTTAATTGAAACTTCACTTCAGCATGTGATTGCTCACACAAATATTCATGCGACTTAAATCGTGCTGATAATTCTAATAGTTCTGCGCTTACAGTATTTATGCTTTTAGGTCTTGCCATTTTTTTATTTCCCAGCTAGAGGGTTGTTAAGTGCTTTTTCAAGCATATCGCGAAGCCTGTCCTCTAGTTCTTTCAGCTTCACATCTAGTGCTTCAGCTCTACGCTGTGCATCAGATTCTATAGCAGTTCGTTTTCCGTCAAAGCGATCTTCCGCATGTTGTATTAATGTGCGAATATCATTCTCACTTGTCCGTATAGAACTGCGAATTTCTTGCTCGGTTGTTCTACTTCTCTTATCAACCGCAGCAACCTGGTCTAAAACTGTATGTATATCGGAACGCAAATCATTGCGTATTGTTCTGGCATCATCTTGTGCCGCTGTTACTAATTCTTTTAATGCGTCTACTTCTATAGTAATAGTCTCAAGTATAGTGTGAACCTCTGATGATAACGCTTCTATTTTTATGCTAGAATTTTCTTCTAAGTTGGCAATGCGCTCATCGGTAACAGCTACACGTTCTTGGAAACCAGATAAATCCGGGGCAACATAGCTATCTATTTTGGCGGACATATCTTGAAACATTTTCCACCCCTCAAAAATTCCGTATGCCCCACCTAAGATTGAACCAAGTAATGGAATTATTAGTAATAGTTTTCCGCCACGAATTTTAATGCCACCATATTCTATTTCCGATTTACTCATACTGCATATCAATCATTTTATTAAAAGTTAGGCTATCTCGCACACCAAAAAAATTACCTAACGGATCTTGCAATATAGCGTCTGCATAGATTTCTTCGCTTTCGTACCAAGTAGGTTGTGTTTGTACGGGCGCACTATATGTTTTAATGTTAGGGCCAAGTGCATTTACCAAAGCAAGCGTAGTCATTTGCGCTACATTACTATAGGGGTCTACAAGATTGTTTAATATCTCGTTGGCTTTGGCTTGCTTTTGCTCTTGCTGCTTTTCTTGCTTTTCTTGTTTGGCGGTTTTTTGTACGGGTTCTTTTTCTTTGACATCATTTTGTGCTACCTCTTTCTTTTCTTCTGGTTTATCTTCTACGATTTCTTCTTTAGTTTCTTCCTTAGTTTCTTCAACTTGTTTTTCTTCTTTTACTTCTTCAACCACTTGCTTTTCTTCTACTTCTTCTTGCTGTGGTTCTTCAGCAACTTCTTGCTTTTCTTCTACTGGTTCAGGCTTTGGCTCTGATTGTTCAACAACAACTTCTTTAACAGGCTCACTTTCAGTAGTTTCTTCTGTAGGCGCTTCTGGTTGCACCTCATTAACAGTAGGTTCTTCCGTAGGTGTTTCTATTTCAACTACAGGTTGTGGCGTTTCTACAGCCGTTGTAGAACCTATTTCTTCAATCTCTGCTACTAAAATTTCAATATCTGCAACGGTATCATCTATTGTATTACCTGTTACAACATCTACTGTTATTTCTGGTGTTACTGGAGTAATAGTTCCCATTCCAGTATCTGTTGGCTGATCAATAGGAGTATCTATTGGCGCAATATTAATATCTAAAATGTCAACATCAATGATGTCTGGTGTTTGTGTAACAGGTGTCGAAGTAATAGGATCGTCTATAATTGTATTTATAGTATTATCTAATTCTTGTTGTGCAACAACTTGCATCCATGTATCGACAACAGTCGTAATATGATTGTAGGCTACGTTATATTGAAACTCATCCCAATAGTATTCTCCGTACCCACCAATTTCTATATATACTTTATCTAATTGGTTAGCAAAATCATACGCACCATTAACGGTATTAACCCAATTTGTATTGTTAGTATAATTATTAGGGTTTTGCGTAAAGGTTGTTTTGTCTATAGTAACTAACCCTGTTTCCCATTGCAGCACATTGTCATTATACCCTTTAGTTTGGACATACGCTGTTTGTCCTTCGTTCTGGTACATGCTGTCTGGAAACGCAAACAAAAATTCATAGTCTACTTTACCGCCTGATTTAATATCAAAACTATTTAAGTCAACGTATTGGCGCCAGGTTGTTAAACTATTACTTCTTGCATGGCCACAGCCGCTTGTTCGACCATCAGTACCTGTTGCCGGGAAACCTGATGCTGCATCGGTACATGCAGAATGAGAATATATACTGCCAGCACCGCCCCAATCTATATTAGCATTACCATCTTTAGATGCAGCAACAATACCATTATCGCTGTCTAATACATCGCCTGTTGTTTTGTTTTCTATAGTAACCGTTGTTTCTGTAACAGTTTCTACATTACCTTGTTGTTCTATTTCAGTTGTAACCGTTGTGCCTTCATCGAGCATTTGGCCCCATGTATCAAAGGAGAAGGAGCAAGAGCAACACGCCACCAATACTAAGACCAGTAAGTTCTTCATCGGTTACTAACTCCTCATGTTTGACATTATCTTTTTTCCATTGCTCATAGTCTGGGCGCTTTTCTGGATTTTCTTCCCATGCTTTTGCAGCATCATCGCCTATAAGTCCAAAATACGGACACGGAGTAGATGCCATCATCATCGCTTCAAACACTCTTTCGTCTTGGCATAACAAAGATACAGCAGCAACTTTCATCCCACTACGAAACAAAGTCCGTGATAATTTTAACCGCTCACAATTTAAATCTCTAATTGTTGTACCGCCTGCAATACCAAATATCTGCGATTGTATAGCTGCGCTTGCAGCTGTTGAGCATACGTCTTGGTTATTAACTACTACTCCGGGAGCCGAAGCCGTAGAAGGTGTGCGGTCTACTGTAGTGCTTGATACTGTATTACTTGATGTACTTGTTACAGTATTACTTTGCGCCCAGGCATTTACGCATAAAAAAACCGCCATGACAGCGGTTAACAAAAAGTATGATAGTTGTTGCATTGCTCTTATATCTCTACCCATTGTGTATTTGTTTCATCCCAACTATAATATTTTCCATCATCTGGCTTATCTATTGGAGCTTCCCACATACAAGTAGTTTCATTTAATACCCAACTATTATAAGGTTTAGGTGGTATAAAAGCATCTCTACTAGCATCATAAGTATAACCTACACCAGCAAAGTTTTTTCTTAATGGAGTTTTACCTAAACTATGTTGACCACCAAGTGTATTGTAAGAGGTTTGTTTGTAAGTATCACCTGTTCTTGCAGATATTTCAGCTTCTTTTCCATCATCTTCCTGTCTACCATATACTACAAAAACTACGACATTATTTTCATCTAATTTTGCAAAATGTGCCATTTTATTTCCTTAACTAAAAGTTACTGTTTCTGATGTTGATGATGTAGCTGTAATTAAAATTGTAGTATAACCACTTCCAGTTGAAGATGAACTTGTTACGCCACTAGAAAATGTAGCACTTCTTGAATCTGGTATTTTTATTACCACTAAACCTGAACCACCACTACCAGTAGATGACCCTTCAGATGCAGCACCTCCGCCGCCACCGCCTGTGTTTGTAGATCCATTATCAGCACTTCCTTTATTACCACCTCCTCCAGAACCACCTCCTCCAGAACCACCATTTGCACCATTTGAAGCAGTAGTAGACTGTCCACCAGCACCGCCACCACCAGCTCTCTGAACAGAAGAACCACTTATATCAGAATATACTCCTTGACCTCCATTACCTTGAGAAGTTGGGTCAGCACCGGAATTTCCATTAGAACCTGCTGCTCCAGCACCACCTCCTCCTCCTGCATCAATGGCTCCTTCACCAGCAGAAGAACCACCATTATATCCTTGATTAGCAGTACCAGAACCACCAGCGAACACACTATCTTCGCTAAAATATCTACCATGACCACCACCAGAACCTCCATTATTATTCGTGGTGGCACCACTTTGCCGATCCTCTCCTCTTCCACCACCACCACCTTTTATAGAAGTAATTGTAGCAAAAACAGAATCATTACCCTTATTAGCATTAGTATGTGAACCAGATTGGCTTGCACCACCTGCACCAACAGTTACGGTATATGCTTGAGCTGTGTTTAATGAGAGTGCAGATTCAACTGAACCTCCACCACCAGATGCTCTTGGTGAACCACTAGAAGAAGTATGATTTGTGCGATACCCACCAGCACCGCCACCACCACCGCCTTCACCTTGACCTCCAGCACCGCCACCAGCTATTACTAGGTAACTAGCATTGAAAGCTACTGGCCCTGAGGGAGTCGTGTTACTACCAAAACCTAAAACATTATAACCAAAACCAGTCATACGAATAACTCCTTATCTAAGCGTCATTTGCAGCATTAGTTGTAAAGAACATTTTTATTCCTAAAAGTCGTGCATCTCCAGATTGATTATCAGCAGAAACATCTCGCATTATTTGAAAATAACATTGATCGCCTACTGCTGGAGTACCAGCTATAGTTACCGCTCCACTTTCAGCAGTTACATTTAAATCATTACTTGTGCCACTATGGGCTTTAGCTGTGGCTACTACGTTAGTTCCAAAAGCAGTATTAATAGAATCATTATCACTTAATGCTACTCCAGATAATCCCCAAGCTACAGTACCAGTATTAGTTCCAGTTACGGTAAAATAGGCTTGAAATGTAACTGTTCCTTCATCCCATGATTTAGGCATGGCTATAGCAAACTGTGCGTTTTCATCTGAACTAGGATCAAAATCTAATACTTTAATTTCTGGCCCATTAGATAATTCTACTTGTTCTATATCAGCACAGCCAGCAGTTGAGTTAGGGTACATAGCTACAGAAGGTATCCATATAGTTTCAACGCCAGCAATTTTAGTTCCAGCATTATAAGCCTGAACATCACTACCAATCGCTAACCCAAGAGTTGTTCTTTGTGCTGAAGCATTAGCATCATCTAACAATGCTCGACCAGCAGAAGTACAATCTATTTCTTCTATAGTACCAGCACCACTTGAACTTCGGCCTAGTATTTTATCGGTAGCACTTACATTTACTATTTCTGCTAAAGCTACACCTTGATCTTTAATTGTTACAGCACCACTTGATACAGAAAAATTATCAGAATGAAAACTTGCAATACCTTTGTTACTTGTAGAAGCATCTTCACCAGATATTGTAACTTTATCAGTAGCACCTACAACAGTATCAATTCCTTCTCCACCTTCAATGTCAAGTGTGTTACCGTTTCCTATAGTTTGATTTGATCCGCTATCAGCAGTAAGCGTAAAATCAGACATAGTTCCAGAGCCATCTGCACCATCTGCTCCATCAGCACCACTATAATTAAAATGTACGCCTATGCCATCGTTGTTTGTAAATGATCCGTTACTTACAACATGCGTTACAGGAACTTTAGTATAACCACTTGCATCCGTAACAGCGCCAGACACTTTAAACAAAGCATACGTTGCTGGTGTACCTTCCTTAGTTATAGTAACAATACCTCTTGAATTAGCATTGCTAATATCATCCCACGATTGCACAAATCCAGATATATCAGCAGAAGCATCATCAGCATCGTCTACATATAAAATAGATACACTTGATACAGTTCCGTGATTAAATGCTATCTTACCGCCTCCAGGGTCTGCGTCAGATGTACTACTATTCCATGTCATAGATAATTGTGAGTTTGTTCCACTTGCGCCTGTTGCCCCTGTTGCACCTGTTGGCAATCCAAAAGTAAAGTTAAAGTTAGCAGCACTTGAACTACCTGCATTTGCTACAGCAGCAGTTGCGCTACCACCAGCAGAAACAGTATTTGCTGTAACAGTATTAACAGCTATACTAGCAGCAGTTCCTGCATTACCACTTCGAGAAAAATGCACAGACAATTCATCATCCGCACTAAATGTATTATTCGATGCAACATGCGTAACAGCCAGTTTATTATACCCAGAAGCGTCTGTTGATGCTCCCGTAATATTAAATCGTGCATAAGTAGAACTGTCGTTTATATCTACTATATGTAAATGACCTCTTATTGTACTATCGCTGTCATCCCAAGTTAATACATCGGTTGAAGTTGTTACACCATTTGCATCTGCATCATCTATATATATTGCAGTAGCAGAAGCGTATGTGCCATTATTAAATCTTATTTCTCCAGCACCCGGATCAGCGTCTGAAGTGCCTGTATCAAACTTATAATAATATCCTGGTATTGCTCCATCTTCACCAGACGCTACAAAACTTATAAACACTTTATCGTTATTCGCTAATGTGCCTGCACCGTCTATATATGTTAATGCAACTTTAGAATAACCTGACGCATCCGTAACAGCACCCGATACTTTAAATACATGCCAAGTATCTAAGGTATTAGATTTACTTACACGAATACGGCCACGATTTGTTGCATTGCCAGCAACATCGTCAAACGATTGCACCCAAGCAGATACGTCTGTGCCAGCTGCATCTAAATCATCTATATACGCAATAGTCGCACTACCAATAGTTGAGTTATTAAACCTTACAACGCCTGCTCCGGGGTCGCTATCTGTAGTTGTTGTGCTGTATGTAAATTGTGCGCTATCGCCACCTTTAGGCAAAAAGTCTGCAACTGTTGTTAAATTACCATCGCTGTCAAAACCAAGGGCTTTGCTTGCTCTGTCTGTTGCGCTATCCGTAAACTCAGCAGTAGTTATAGTATTAGTTTTACTAACTTTAAAGCTACGATCTACTTCTTCTTGTATCTCGATCATTTGGTGCGTTACTTTATCTAAGCTATCCTCAAAACTACCAGACAAGAAGGGATCATTTTCCACTAGATCAAGACTTTGTGTTAATGCTGTATCTCTTATTAACACGACAGTCTCTGTAGCAGCTGGTACACTTCCTGATTCAAACACAACATTACCGCCTGATGCGTTCCCTATGTTTGTAAGAGTGTAGTGGGTCGTAAGTGTTTTTAATGTCTCTGTGCCAGCAGCACTACGTATAAATACTTTAATTTCAGAACTCGCAAAAATCTTAAATCCATAGGCGAAAGTTGTAGTACTTGCGTCTCCTGAATAACTATTTTTGGTGGTTAACGATGATACAGTCATTGTCTTTCCTTATTGTTATGGTTTTACTCTTGGTTCATAATCGTCTTTAACGCGTCTTACATTTTGGACAATTTCATATAAATCTTCATTGCCTTCAATACGAATTAAGTGATTAATTGCTTGGTCATAAAATTTATTTTCTAAATTTTTAATTTTATTTTTTCTTTCTTCTATAGAGTAATCAGCAAAATTTGGTTTCATTACTAATCTTTTTAAAGCGTCTCTAAATTTTCGGGATTGATTGCCTATTCGAACCGTAACTTTATTTTTAGCTAGGTATGTCCAATCGCTTATTTGTTTTTCGTTTAATTGAATTTTACCTAAAAGCCTGTCTCGACTAAATGATAAAGGCATACCAACTTGATAAATCTTTTTCATCCAAGGCTCTATAGCTTCACCTCGTTTTACATCAAAAGGTGTTATTAAATTCCATAATGCTTCACCTGGCCTTATATCAAAACGTGCAGTATTAGTTATTTTTGGGTTTCCTAAAACATCGTATTGAATAGCCTCATTATCTGGATCTCCAAAAAAGAAAGTGTCTTTAGTTTGTTTAGCCCAAATTCCATCTAAAGTATTATTAATAAAATTGCCGTATTTAGGTTTGCCTACATCTTGATAAGGCGGATATTTAGTTCCTGTCTTTTCATAAACCATTTCACCGCTTGGTAATTTTATTTTTTTAAAATTTTTAACATCTTCTAAAGAATAATATTCTGTAATTTCAGTAACTTTAGTTGCAACATTATCTCCATAACCTCTTGCTAAAGTAGATGTTAAATTACCAAAAGGTTTAGGAAAAGGCCCTATAGTATTTCTAAAAACACCGTCTGTTAAATACGACAAATCGTCATGTTCTAAAGCAGATGTTATATCTCCTATACCTTGTAAAAAAGGCATTTCTTGAAAATAATCTAATGTAGAAAAAACAGCAACACCTGCCATGTGCTGTGATTTTTTAGGATCATTTGTTCTACGCATCCTTTCTGCTACATCTGCTGCTATACCTAATACAGCGCCAATAGGCTCTAAACCAGCGTATGTTACATATTTTAATGGGCCATTAGGTAAACCGTATTGGTCAAATAAAGGCAACAAATCACCGTTACTATCTTTCCAAACATCATCAACAACTGGTTTTCCATTTGCATCTGTTTTAGATTTATCTCTAAAAACTAAACTGTATGGTTGCCACCCCGGAGGTAACATTCTTTGTTGTTCTGGTTCTTTAGGATAAGCGCCTGTTACTCTGCCTGATGTTGCGTATTCGTGAAACATATACATTGTTGCTGAACCAAGAGTAAGTCTTGCCATTGCTTGTTGTCTAGCTTTTGGCCCTGCTTTCATAGCCCTCCAAAAACTAGGGCTTAATAATCCAGCAGGAGAGCGTTCTAATGTACGCAAAACGGCATTTGTTGGAACTCTTGCAAACGGCAACAACATACGCCCAAAAAAATTATTTTGTATTGACGTTGTAAGTTTGCCAAATGCTCCAGCATCGCTTGTTAAAGTAGCGTAATTTGCAACTTCATCTAATTG